CACTGGGACAATGCCGCTTGCAGTGCCACCAACAGAAATTGGAGCTCCACGTGGACGAATATCGCCTAGGTAACCAGAAGTGCCGAAGCCATGCTTGGTTAAGATCGCAGTTTCACGATAAGCATCATAGAACTCCAGGATTGAATCGCCAACATACTGTCCAGAACAAGAAACTGGCAGGCCCCGATTCGTGCCCATGTTAGCCAGGACTGGAGTCGAGCATGATACCCAGCCTTTCCATAGGAGTTCGAAGAACTTAGCTTCCCATCCTGTTTTGTCATCGGGCATATGCTTTGCGGCGGTTTTAGCGATACGCTGGTATTGTTCTTTGACAGTGTTGGCTTGGTACAAGTACTTGCTCTTAAAAATTTGCCAGCTACCAGTAGAGAACCATTCTGGCATTGTCCCGGCTGCTTGCATCTCTTTTCGTTCAGCGCTTAGTTTTTCGTATTTGTTCTGTGCCATCTTATTGCTCCGATTCCGTTTTCCATGTGAAGCCAGCCTCAGACCAATTGCGGTTGTAGGATGCACCTACGCCAGAGAAGAAGTCATTGAACTGGAAGTTGTTGATGTTGTCATAGAACCAATCAGCGATTGGGTTGTACTTGACTTCAAACAGCTTTTCATAGCCTAGGTTCTGCAAACAGATGTTTACGCGGCTTTGAGCAAAGTGGAGGAGTTGGGTTTCGGTAATGCCGTCAATTGGGCCCTTCTCAAAGAACATAGCGATGATGCGAGCTTCATGCTCGAATACTTTGTGAGCGATCTGGAGGATCGTCTCTTTCAGTGTTGCCTTAACCTCTTCGGAAAGATTCAGTTCTGATAGGAGAGTCTTGAACAACCATGCACCGGCCTCAGCGTGAATGTTTTCATCTCGGTTAGAGAAGTTCACACCACGACAAATATTGACATTGAGGTTCTTACCATTAGCTTGGAAGTGCTTCAAGAAAGCAAAGGAGCTGTATAGTACAGACCCTTCAATAAAGCTGAATGCTGCTAGTGATAGTAGGTCGTTACCAGATTCTAGCATCTCGTCTAAGAAGTCGATGCGCTCTTTAAGAACAGGATCTTCAACGTAGGAGTTGTAGAACTCGTCGGTTGCGATGCCTAGAACTTCATTGATCTTGGCGTAGAAAGGGGCATGAACGTTCAGCTCAAAGTACGAGAAGCAGTTCGCCATACGCTGAATATCTGGACGTGGGAACATCTTCATGATGACCTCGCCCCAAAATTCGGCGCCGATGATTAGTTCGTACTTAGTGAACAGCTTCAGCGCGGTTGTGGTCGCATGCTGTTCTGGGATAGTTGCATTGACCTTTAGGTCTTGAATATCTTTCTCTACTTTGATTTCATCAGCAAGCCAGAATACAGAATTTTGCAACGCTGCATATTCCAGAGCTTGAGGATAATCGAATGTGTAGGAAGTTTTCTTGGTCTTAATGCGCGGCAATTTTTCTAATTGCTCTTGTTGTGCCATTTACAAACTCCAATTGTTCTTATTATCTTAGGCAGCCCGAAGGCTGCTCAATACTTCTTATTTTTGAGGGCTTAAGGCTGTTTACTCAACCATGTGTGGAGCATGGTAATACGAGCATCCCAACCTTTTTTGAAAACTGCTAATTGAGGTTCGATAACTACAAGTCGATCAAAGAAATTTTGTCGAGCATCTAGGTACTTGGCACAAGCCGATTTAGGGTCAGCACATGATGTCGCAGCATTCATCGTAGCTGGGCCCCAGATGCCGTCGGCTGTTAGTCCTAGTGCAGTCTGAAGAAACTTAATTGCTTGCATCATGCCAGAGTTGACTACAGTATCAAAATGTATTGCACTCAATGGTGTAGCTATCTTATCACAATGGCCTGAGAGCCAGTAGCCATTGTAGTAGATATTCTTCGCTTGTTCTAGTGTGAGTGTTTTGATTGATACCTGTGGGTTCGCTTTTTGTGCAATTCCGAATTTCGTTTCGCCGCCCGGATCAGCAGGATTATTTACGTAACCAACGGCTTTGCGATGTGCTGGAGTATCAATCAGACCTTGTTGCGTAGCTGGGTCTGTTGGATTAAACCATGAACCGACTTCCGAAAGCATTACGAGAGCGAATGCGCTATCAAACTCTGTGTTATTCATTATATGTCTCCGCTTTGTATCAATACAGTATTTATCACTGCTTTCAAAGCGGAGACCCAAAAACCTCAATATAACATTTCGGTTGCGCCGATGCCCTTCAAATACTTGGAGTATAGGTCGTGTGGACCAAGCAATACACTCAACACGTTCTCTAGCCCGTCATGGCGTTTCTCAGGACCTACCGGGTGACACATCATAGTGCCCTTAGCAACCATTGGATGATAACACGAATGGTTTTGGAAGAAGTCGATGACATTGATGTCTGCCAAACGCACCTTGGTATCTAGGGACGAAAATAGGAGTGCCTGGTGACTGCAGGTTGAGCAAGTGGCAAGTGGCACAGTATCTAAGATCGTGGTCTCCCTATCGCATACCAGGATGTTCCAGGAGGCTGGTACAATAAATCTAAAACCTTCCACCATCAGTTCAACAGAAGGGCCTTTGGTTTCTTCAATGTATGGGATGCTAGATAGCTTGAAATCTTTCATCGTGCCTGAGAATATCCAATGATGCCGAGTAACAAGCGGGGTATCAAGTGAATCGATGATCAGAGGTTTGGTGTAGTCTGTGAGTACTAGAATGGTTTTCTCCTTCTTATTATACAGTGACTGATGAATTCTTTGTGGTTACAGATTTAAAAGAGTATTGCAGGAATAACGGTATTAAAGAAAGTCAGTATCCTAGTGATCTTGCCAGGTCTTCGGTCATTTCATCGTAGCTCTCCACCTTGGAAAAAACAATAGAGAAGTATATAAAGCTAGCAGTTGGGATTGGTTTGAACGCAATGTCAATAGTGTACTTAGCATTCATTGGAGTCACAATATAATCGTCCAATACATCTAATGCCACTAATGACACCAGAAAATCGGTGAGGTCTTGCCTGATTGCGTTGAGGTCCAATCCATGAAGCTGAACTGCTATATTGGCTCTCCTTCGAATGGCAGTAATGATCCGGCTATTATTGTGTTGTAGTGCCGTCGTTGGCATAGGCTTTCCTTTAATAAACGATCTTCTTTACTTTAGTCATCGGGTAACCTGCTTCGGTATACCACTTGATTCTTTCTTTGCTATGCTTCTTCGAGTACTTCAATGAAGAGAACACATCGACCACATAGACTTTGTTTTTGTCTTCTGCTCGTCTTAAGCCGCGACCAATGCTTTGGATAGCCTTGATGAACGATTTGCCGGCATCAATTAGGAACAAACAGAAGATTCGGTCGATTGAAATGCCTGTTGATGCAATACCGCTAGTAGCGATAACGATCACATCGTCTCGATCATTGAACTCTTTGTAATGCTCTTGGCGTAAGTCATTCTTAGATTCACCAGACAGGAATACTGAACCAGGAATTAACTTAGCTAGCTTACGTCCAAATTGAATGCTATTCACTAGAACGAGTGTGTTGCCAAATCGTTCCATATTTTCCTGAACCATTCCTGCTAGATACTCTAGGCGTTCCTCTGAACGAGCTAAGAAGCCCTTTTCGGCAGTGTAGTCTGGAAGATCTGCATTTTCAGAAGTCATAGCGAGCTCAATTTCGACCTCAGCCAAGTATCCATTCTCGATCAGCCACTTCGAAGTGATTGTCTTGAGTACACGCCCGATCGAACAAACCAGGTTGAACCGATCAATCTCAGGTTTAGGGAATGTTCCAGTAACGCCAAACCGGTACGCGATGTGTTGCCCGTGATCATTAATCAGCCTTTTGATAACATCGGCCTTTGCTCCATGAGCTTCGTCAACGATGACAACTTGGAACAGTTTCATTATATGCGGGTTGTTTTGAAGACTTTGCCAAGTAGCAACAACATGTTGTCGGTCCATTTCTTTCTTATCACCGGAATACTCACCAACATCCATTCCGCACATTCTGAAGGTATCTGCAGTCTGTGTAACAAGATCTGAAGAAGGGACAATTGTAATAGTCTTATAACCTTCACGACCGTATATTTCGCTGAGTGCACACGTGATAAGAGATTTGCCGGCACCGGTGCCAGCAATAACAAAACCAGAACCCTGTTCCACCAGAACATTTACAGCCTCTACTTGATAAGGACGAACTTCGACTGGCTTGTCCCGGTAACCAATCATGTGAGAAAACATGTCAGACGTAGCGCGCGTCTTAGGGACGTTAGAAGGGGTGCGCTCATCGACTAACTCAATCTCATACCCCCAGCCCACCAGGAATGGAACTATGTTCTCCAGGAGTCTGATGTAGGTATGACCGGTTCGTTCGAAGAATCGGACTTTGCCATCCCATCGACCAAGCTTCACAGCCGGGTGGAAGAATGCGCCCTCAATCTCGACGGCGAACTCATTGAAGAGGGTTAGATTATCCGCGTTTGAAAGGCCTACAATCGTACAGTAGACCTCATCTTTGAGGTAAATTTTTGCAGTTGTCATTCCACGTTTTTATTATTTTTGTTATTTTTGTTGTGCGAATAACAGATGAGAACCTAAGTAGGGTTCTCATCTGTTTACTAAGCGTTTTGCACTTAGTAATGGCCATACATTGTCGTATCTAGCTCGATCAAGCTTCCATTTTCATCGACACGAACCATTTTTTCTGGATAGTAGTCAGACTTGGCAGTATACATCACGTCCTTGACCTCATACGTCACTAAATAGCTTCGTCTGTGCCAGACGCCTTTCTTGCATACCACCCGCCAATCATGCAGTGATTCCACGTGTTTGAGACACTGGATGTCTGTTGGCTCAAGTACTTCGTGCACCGCAAGGAGAGGAACCTTGTAAGTCGCGGCTTGTACCGGGCACCAGATAAGCAAACCAAAAAGTAGAACTATTGCTTTCATGGTTAAACCTAATGATTGTTGAACTTAAGTGCATCTTAACACACTTTTCAGAAAAGTGTTATAGTTTTTAGCAATTTTTTCAATTGCTGTCATAGCTGATACAGTTCGTTGATCTTGTCAGTCAGTTCTTTGATCAGGTCTTCTTTGTTAATGAAGATCTTCTGCTTCATGACCACCGATGCACCCAATTCAGGCAATTCAACCAGGACGCCATTTTCTGCTAAGGTCATATGAATAGCCAGACCCATGTTCTTCACGTCGTAATTGATTTTCATGATTGCTACTCCTAGTAGTTGTTGAACTTAAGTGTATCTTAACACACTTTTCAGAAAAGTGTTATAGTTTTTTAGCAATTTTTTTCAATTTTTCTTAAAGACCTAGCAGCGTCATGTGTTTCTCGATGTCAAACCCTTCTCTACAAGGAGCTAGATTCTGATGAGGGACTCCAAATCATCCCTTAAGAGAAGAGTATCGACTTCGAACATACACTTGTCTCATCCCGCTCATTGTCATAGGATCACATCCTCTAGTTCAGCTACTCGTAACTTAGTGATGTTGTTGACCATGAATGACATACCATTCAACGCATCTAACACTTGATCCAGCTGGTGACGAACAAACGCCACTTCCAGACTAAGCTCTTTAGCAGCCACGTAATCCGGCTCACCAGCAATATATGCTTGGATGTCTTTTGTGCTTAGTGCTCTTGAATACTTCTCGTTGTATTTCTTCCAATGAGCAGACTCAATTTTTCCGATGACGGTTGCATAATAGTCCTCTAGTGCTTTCATCTCTGAAATTCTGAGACACGTCTCGTAAACGTTCTTCGCATGCTTCTTACAAATCACCTCAAGACGTTCACCATCCATCTCAAAAAAAGAGGCAGCATCTTGCACAAACTGAGAGTAGTCGACGATTTTCTTGGCGATTTTTTCTGGGTGCTTTGCTGCTTCTTCAATTATAGTCATATCTGATGTAGTTCGTTATTGATCTTGTCAGTTATCGCTTTGATCAAGTCTTCTTTACGTTCGAAGATCTTCTGCTTCATGAGCACGGATGGGCCGAAATCAAGCCATTCAACCTCAATGCCACTTTCTGCGAAGGTCACTAGCGTAGTCAGCCACATGTTCTTTAATTCATTTCTGATTTTCATGAGAACTCCTAAAAGAAAGAGGCCGAAGCCTCTTTCGTTATTCGTCGTTGTCTAGCTGACGAGTCGTTTCGGCAAATGCACCGGCTTCATCGGCTTGTGCATCCTCGAAGTCAGCTTCCATTGCACGAATCTTAGGGTGCTGAATCAGCTTAGCCCAGGTCTCATCAGTCAAGGTATCTTCCTTGAACTTGAGCTTCTCGCCATTAACTTCACAGGTCACACTGTAACCTTCCTTAGTGACGATGCCATCAGCTTCGAGCAGTTCAACAACACCAGAGAACTTGTTCATACCAGTCGAGTATGGAACCTCAACTTCGGTCTTCGACTTCGGCTTAGCGAAACGAGACTTGTATGATTCGACTCGCATACGAATACCAACAAAGTCTGCACCATCTTTCAGATTTAGCTTAGTGATCAATGCAATTTGTGAAGTCGAGTACTTCACGCCGTTGGTGATAGCCCATGGGCCATCGCCTAGCATGATGTCTTGTGGGTAGACTTGGTCGGTGAAGACTAGCGGAATGTTCAAACGTGCTAGGCGAGAAACGATCGTACGGAGCAAGTGTTTCTTGAGCTTAGCCGATTGACCTTGGTCTCCAGTCTGAACACCCTTGTCGAAC